ACGCCGAAGTTGTAGCGACCGGCGTGGTTGTGGCCGCCCTCTGGATTGTCGGGCGTGTAGCCAGATGGCCGCAGGTAGTGCATGCCGGCGTTGATCGCCGTGGGGTAGTCCTTCGAACCATACAACCGCTCACCCGCCGCCTTCTCGGTGGTGTCCATCTCGTGCAGGGCGTAGTCGAGCTGGCCCTCCAGGGAATTCTTATCGACCCACGGGCGATCCTTGGCGAAGGTGTCGAGGCCAGCGCGGCGGTCAGGCGACGTCCACTGGAACAGGCCGTAGCCCGGTCCCTTGCCGCCGGCTTCCCGGATGGTTGGATTGCCGCCCGATTCCGCCATCATGTGGCCGACCATCGCCGCCGCCTGATGGGGCGCGAGGCCCCGGCTGATCAGAATATCGAAGGCACGCTTTGCGACGTCGTCAGCCATTGAGAGCCTCCAGCTCATCGTTCAGGCGCCGCACCTCGGGCATCACCATGCTGGCCGCCGCCCGGAGCTTCATGGCGTACTCGGCATAGAGATCGGGGTGGCCTTGCAGGTAGCTGGCGCGGCGCTCATCGAGCCATGCCGGACAGGTCGCGCATTCCGGCGCATTGGTGACGAAGTCGTAGACCCGGCTGATCGGTGCGCCGACCTCGCGCAGGTAGGCGAACACGTCCGCGTGGCTCCATTCGAGCAGCGGCAGCCACAGCTCGTAGTTATCGTCCTGCATATTCTCGGTGAGCAGCCGCTTCATGTCGGCCCGCTTGGTGCCCCGGATCACCAACCCGATGCGGTCCTCGGTCATGCGGTTGTGCATCGGCCACCACAGGTTATGGGCGCAGCAGGTGTAGCGGTCGACCAGCCGCATCGCGCCGCCGATCAGGACGCCGACCTCGGTGGCGGTGTGCGGCACCAGATCGGACGGCAGGCCGAAGCGTCGCGTCCAAGCACGCGCATCCGATTCCACACGCACGAAGCGCGGCACAAGACGCTCGTAGTGCGCCGCGATCTCGCGAACCTCGGGCAGCAGATCGCCGGCATCGCAGTGATAGAACGTCATGCGATCCCAGTACGGCTTCAGCAGATGGGCGAGCGCAAGGCTGTCCTTGCCGCCGCTGAAGCACAGGGCGATGTTTTCGTGCCGGTCGAGGGGCGCGGTATCCATCACATGAAGATCGGCGCGAGAGAGCCGGCGATGCCGGCAATGGACGACGCAGCGCCGAGACCCTGCATCAGGCCGTTGCTCTGCGCAGCGGGTTGGGTCCCGATTACAGTTTTCCCGTATGGACTGTTGGTCAGAGCGCCCTGCAGGATCTGGAGCTGATCAATCGGGAACTGCTGCTGCTCACCATAGAGCGCGCGGGCATTGTCGAGCGCCGACTGGTTCTGCTGCTGCAACTGCGTCTGGTAGCCCTGCGCGCTGTCGAGCCCGGACAGGAACGACGCCTGCCCCGCAGTCGCCTGACTGGCGAGCTTCTGGGCGGCATCGAGGTTGATGCCCGCGCTCTGGGCCGACGCCGCCTGATTGGCGATGTCCGCCGCATAGCGCCGACCGATGTCGGTGCTGGCCGCGCCTTGCGCCTGCATGAAGTTCTGGCTCTGCAGATCGGACGCCAGCTTGCCCGCCGACATCGAGGCAGCAGCGTTGGTGATGCCCTCCTGCACACCCTGGCGGCTACCGCCAAAGGCGCGCGCCTGGGACGCCTGCGCGCCGGTCTGGGCGAGCGCCTGCTGGCGCTGCATGTCGAGCGACTGCAGGCCGTAGTTCACCACGTCCTTGGTGAACGGATTCATGTAGGCCGACAGATCGGTATTCGCGATCTGCCCCGCCGACACCTGGGGCGCATTGTAGTTCAGGAAGCTGCGCGAGGTGTCCTGTGCCGCACCGTAGGCGTTGTTCGTGCTGCCGACATTGCCCTGCGCCGCATCGATGTTGGACTGCTGGCCCTGCGTCAGGTCAGCCGTACGCGGGCCCGTGTACGGGCCCTTCATATTGTCAACGACGCTCTGCGCGCGCTGGTAGTTGCCGCGCGACGCCTGATCGACCCACTCAGGCAGCTTGGTCTCCTGCGTCGTCGTCTCCTTGCTCCCGCTGCTGCCACCGAAGTTGCAGATGTGGCGGTTCACAATCGGGTGGTCAGCCCATGGGTCGGAGAGGAATGCCTCGAACATCACACGCCCTCGATCTTATGAGTCAGCACGTCGCCGTGCTTGCGCCAGCCGTACTGCTCCCAGCCTTCCTTCGTCGTCAGCGCCACCCATCCGGGGCGGGTCGTCGCGACCATACGCGAGATGCTCTTACTCAGACAGAAGCGCTCGACCTCGTCTTGCAGCTCCATGAGTTCCGGGAGCTGGCCGGCGACGATCCAAATGTGCAGCCAGCGCAACCTCGGTGCAGTCATCACCTGAGTGATCCACGCACCGTGGTTGTTCCAGAATATCTGCGCGTCGCCACAGATCAGCATCTCCTGCACATCGTCCCAGGTGTGCGTGCCATCGCGCTCCAGCGCTTCGCTGATGCGGGCGACGATCTCTGCGCCGGGCAGCTCGGGGTGGACAGCTTTGAGGTCTGGCATATTCATGGAGTGGTTCCGGTGTTCTGTATCGTGGTCAGCACGCCCGCGTCGTCAACCGTGACGTTCCAGGACGTGCCATCGGGCGAGAGCAGGATGATGCGATGCACTGCCTCGTCGGTGGTGACGATGCGGCTGAAGGCGCGCGTGAGTTGCTGCAGCAGCTGCACCATGTAGCCCTGAGAGATGTTACCCAGCGGGGCGGGGAGGTTGATCCTCATCGCGTGCCTCCCGCCGAGACCTCAAGGCGCAACAGCCCGACCGAGTAAGCGTCATCGATCCGGCCAGTATAACGCACACGGGCTTCGCGAGCATTCACGCGGGTGTCGGTGTAGCCGTTACTGCGCGGCACGTAGGGGCCGAAGGTCCGCTCCTCGCCATCGGGCGTCATGCGGCCATAAAAGGTCATGTCGACGCAACCCGGCTTGTCGGTCGCCAGCATCGCCTGCCGCACCTCGGTGAGCTGCTCGCCGCCACCGACACCGAGAGCGCCGCTCTCGATATAGCGGCGGTCCAGGATCGGCGTTCCAGCATCGGTCCAGCCGTTCTCGTGATCGTAGATGTGCATGTCCCTGCCGCCCATCAGGGGCCGCGACGTCGGTCCTGCCGGCGCCATCGCCGAGCGCGCGAGGCGGCCCCAGCCCCAGGTGGCGTCGATATAGTTGTAGATAGCGTAGCGGTTGCACTCTCTCTGGCCCCGCGAAGGGTAGAAGAACCACAGCTCGGGGAAGGCGCCGTTGTGCGCGCTGTGGGCGCGCGCCGGCCCCCAGATCGGGTCCATGTCCTTGATCAGGTCAGCGAAGATCGGACACGGCACCGCCTGGACGTAGCCGCCCATGAAGATCTGGAAGCCCTTGCTCGTCCACCACATCGCCTGCCCGTTCCACGTCGCCACCGTCGAGGCATGCAGCCGCTCGACCGTGCCGACCCGCTCGGCACCGTAGACGTAGGGCAGACCCTGGTAGCGCACGAGGAACACTTCGGTTGCGGAGAAGACCAGAGTGCCGCCCAGAACGCGCACCCCGCGCAGCAGCGGCGAGCGCGCCGCGTCGAGGTCGAGGAAGCCCGCCGTATTGGTCAGGTTGGCAAAATCCCAGTCGCTCGGGTTCTCCTGGCTGCACCACGCGATGCGGCGCGGGTAGAAGGTGCCGATGTCGGGGCCTGCGTTGCTTGTGGTGCCCAACACCATGACGTGGCGTTCTTCGGTCGTCACCACGCCCGTATTGCCGATGGGGGCGCCGGTCTGCGCGACCGGCGGCGCATTGCCCGTCGCGCGGATGTAGCGGAACAGCCGGCCATCGCTGCTCGCGGTGAAGAAGACATCCTCTCCGAAGTTGTCGAAGCTCCACAGCGCCCGCATCGGATTGACCGGTGTTCCGCTACTCACCGGACGCGGCGTGCCGTAGGTGCCGGCGCCGTAGGGACCTGTGCCGTAGCCGCCCGCCGTGGTGGGGATCGGCGCCAGGAAGCCGACCGGGGTGATGTCCTGGTAACTACCCGCGTAATCGATGTAGAGCTTATTGTCGGTCCCGGCCAGAGTGCCGACCTGATTGGTGTTGTCCCTCCAGGTGAAGAACTTGCGCACCGGACTATCGAGCGGCGCCTCGGTCAGGCGCGTCCACCCGCCGATCGGCTGCAGCGTGTTCGACGTCCACCGCATCAGGGACATGTCCCAATAGCGACCGGGGGTCTCATAGGGAGTCCCGTTACGCTCCAGCCCAGGCGGCAGTTGAAGAGGCATCCAGGGCATGGCTAGTACTTGATGATGTAGTAGAGGCAGATCGACGGCTGGCAGTTCTCGTGCGGCGCATCGGCGCCCGCTCCGGTGGTCGCGGTCGCGACGTGCGTATTGTTGACATAGAAGTTGCCGCCACCGCCGCCCTGCACCGCGTCGTTGCTCTGGAAGGCGTTGTGCGTGTGAGACGGCATCTGCGCGGCGGTCAGCGTGACGTACTCGCTGCCCCACAGCGCACCCAGGTTGGCGCGCGAGGTCACACCCGTACCGGGCGCGACAATCGTACGTCCCTGCGTGGCCGGCAGGTTGAAGGTGGTCGAGCCGTCGCCCGCGCCGTAGGTCGTGCCGATGATGGCGAACAACGCCGCGTACGTGGCACGGCTGACCGCGCTGCCGTTGCAATTGAGCCACCCAGCCGGCGCAGAATTGCCCGCGTAGGCCATCACGCACCCAGGCGCGAAGGGCTGATAAGCCGCGATGGCGGCGGTCACTGCCGCGCTGATCGCGGCATTGACCCAATGCGCGTTGACGAGCTTCTGGGTGTTATCGGCAGCCGGCGGGTCGGGCGTGGTCTTGTTGGTGAGCTGCTGCGCCTGGGTGAGGCCGACCAGTGTGTCACTGACCGCAGGGAAGGTATAAAGCGCGCCCGTCCCGGGCGGGATCAGCGCGCAACTGAAGCGCGCCGCCCGGGTCGGGTCTCCCCCATCATGGATCAGAAGACGCTGATCGGCGGCTACCAAGGTGCCGTCGTACACACGGAGGGCCTTGCCCGTGCCGATGTTCAGCCCGACGCTCGTGCCAGTGCCGAGCGGCGCGAAGATCGAGTCGAGAATGTCGAGGTCGCCGTTGAGACCGGCGACACCGCCCCAGGTGTCCTCTGCAAAGCCGACTTCGGGCTTACGCAGGTTCAAATTTGCAGTATAGCTGTCGGCCATGGGGGTTCCGCTGATGGGTGGATTCATCAAGCGGGGACCGGCGTACCGGTGTCCCCCGTGCGCAAAGCGCTGGCGAGTACCGCACAGTAACCTGTGCGGGCCGTTACAGTATCACGCCTTCGGCGGCTTGTCGTCAGGTGGGCGGCGAACGTAGCCGCCCGCGAAGGCCAGCGCCGCCGCCAGGGCCCCGGCTAGCATGTCGCCGAGCCGCCCTGTCGCGTCGCATGTCGAAGGCTCGGCGCGCAGCAGGCATTGCGCGGCGCCGAGCAACACGACGGTTGCATGAACGGCGATGACGCCGGCAACCAAGTAGAAGCTCGCCCGCACCGCATCGAATGGCGGGCGCCCGGACATCAGTCGGGGCCTTCGATAAGACGCTCTACCGACCCCTCAGTGACGCGCAGCTCGCCGCTCTCGGAGACGCGCTGACCGACGACGTCGACCTCAGGCGCAGGAGGCGGCTCACACAATGGCGGCGGGTCGTCGCGTATCCAGCTCCCGTCATGTTCAAGCAGACGCTCGTCGCCAGGATCGGTCCACCGCAGCGGTCCCTCGTCGGTGGCGCGCACCCGGTACCAGGACGGTGCTGGGTCGATTATCCAGGTGATGCAGGCGCCCGACATTCGGCCATCCCCTAGTTCGAGGCGAACGCGGTCTCGACCCACGCCGTGCCATCCCATACCAGGGTCAGCATGTCGCGCGTGTTATCGAGGACCCGCGCCACGCCACCGGCGGTCTGGATGTTCCCGGTCCCGTCGCGCACCGTGATCACCCGGCCGGCGTTGTAGCTCCGCAGAATGACGGTCTGACCGATGAAGCCCGCCAACAAGGTGTCGAGATCGTCGGCTGCTGCCGCCGCCTCGGTGTCGATCACGACCATCGGTCGGGCGAAGCGCGGCGACGCCACACCTCCGACGATCACCGCCACCGTGCCGGCGTCGGTCGCGCTGACCGGCGGCATGTTGGTGAGATGCCAATAGCCGACCGTGGCCTGGAAGGTGCGCTGCTCGATCAGGCCGGGCTTGATCCAGTTGTCCAAGAACTGCAGCCGGTCACCAGTCCCGGCACCCTCAAGATAGACCGCGTAGTTAAGCTGCAAGCTGGTCGTGCTGCGGAAGATGTTGCCATTGACCTGACCGCCCTTGAAGTTGGTCAGGCGCATGCCGTAACGGTCGCCCTCACGGCCAGTGTCGACGAAAATATTATTGTTGATCTTGCCGTACCAACCGTCACTCGCCGAAGCGGTATCGCCGATCCTGACGATGATTGCTTCGTTGATGGTCGCCCGGATTATATTACCCGAGATGTCGAAGTCCTGTGTCACCAGACCGGGCGTCGTGTCCTGTATCTGGATGCCGTACTGCCCGCCGACGAGCTGGTTGTCGGTGATCTTGAGCGGACCAAAGCGGTCGTTGAGTTCGAGGTTCTCCCCAATATAGATCGGGACCTCGCCGGCCCGGATGGTGTTGTTGCTGATCACGATATTGTCGGCGACGTTGTAGACGTAGATGCCGCGTGTCTCGGCGGTGATGATGTTGTTGGTGACCACCGTATCGCGCCCGAAGCGCGGGTCGACACCGAGGCGGCTGTTGATCGTGTTGCCCCTGATCGTCAGGACCTCGACGCCCTGATGGGTCGCAATCGAAGCGAGCCACTGGCCCTGCATGCTGTTGTCGACGACGTGGATGTGACGGCTGACGCCGTAGTACGGCCCGCCCACGCCCTCGCTGTTGAAAGTCTGCACGACGGAGTGACGACCGCCCCAGAAGTGGTTGTTGGTGATCACCAGCCCGAAGGTGCAGCCGCCGAAGCCGACGCCATACTGGACATGGATCATGCCGGTCAGCGACCCCGCCTCGTCGGTGCTGTCCCACTTGTGCATGTTCTCGCTCACCCGACCGCCGAAGCACGACCAGATCAGGATTTGATTGTAGTCGACGTGGGTGAACGTACAGCGCCGCACGATGGGCATCTCGCACAGGTACGCCATAATGCCCCGGTCGCCGAGCGAGGAGGTCAGCAGGTTTGGCCCCTTGCCGATGATCTCGAAGCCCTCAACCGACATATTGTGGAACACGGTGGTGACCGGCGCGAGCTTGAGGTTGGCCGGTTTTGTCGTGCCGACTGGATCGACCCACGTCTCGGGATAGTCATCCTGCACGTCGGCATGCAGACGAAGCTGGGTCGGCGAGACGATGCGAGAGACCTTGCCGAACTCGCCAATCAGGAGCGGGCCGAAGGGAACGTCTCCGTAGTCGAAGTCGACCCGGTAGCGCCCCTGGTCCGACTGTATCTGCACGTTCTGCCCGACCGAAAAACCCGACGTGTCGGCGACCATCACAGTGTCGGACGAGAAGAAAATTTTGGCCCGTCTGGTGAGCTGCGCATCGCCTTCATCGGCAACGCCGTAGGTGAAGGTGAAGTCATCGATCACCCCGGTCACGAAGTACGGGTTGGTCCGTGCGCTCTCCGAGTAAGGCGGCCCCCACTTCATGGTGAAGAATACCGCCTGTCCGGGGTCTTGGTTATCCTTGTCGTCGATCCCTGTTACCCAGATTGGGTCGCCGACCTCGAAAATATGCCGGACATCGACCGTGACCGTCACCGTGGTGCCGACCCTCTTTCCAACCGACCAGACGGACATCGTCGTAGAAGCCACGGTCTGGCTCGGGCTGACCTGATAGGAGGTCCCCGATCCCGAGACGATGACAGTATTGTTGGCAACGTAGGTCTTGGTCTCGACCCCGTCTCCATCGACAACGACATGCACGCCGGTCACTACTGCGCCAATCGGCAACGTCGCACTCGCCGACAGCGTCATGGTCGTGCCGCTGATGCTCGCAGTGTGCGAGGTCGGCCCGATCACCGTGCGCGGCGTAAGCGTGGTGCGGCGCAGGCCATGCGTGATCGGCACCGGCGCACCAAGCACGCCCTGGGCGCGGATCAGACCACTCAGCCAGCCGTTCTCAAATTTGGTCTTGCCGCTAAAATCGAGCTTGGTCTGACCCGCCACGCCCCGGAGCGCGACGCCGTTCAGCATATCGATCCGCTCCAGCAGACGGTAGGTGAAGGGGCCGAAGTCGACCGTGCCGCCGCCGCTGGCGAAGCACGCCGCTATAGCAGCCGTGATGGCTGGCTGATCGTCAGTGATGCCGTCGCCCTTCGCCCCGAAGTCGCCCACGAAGTAGCGCGCCGCGCCGCTGACGACCTGGGCAGCGGTGACCGACTGGGACTGCCCGCCCTGACTGATCTCCAGCAAGGCTTCGCTGTCGAGCCTCGACGCACGCGGGAGCTGGGAGATGCGCTTGCCGGACATCAGAAGCTCCTCGCTCGGGCAAGCATGCCGGCCCGTGGCCGCATCGCTGCCTCACTTTCCATACGAAGCGCTTCCATCAGAGCCGAGCGCATGGTCGCCCAGGTCTCCAGCCGCGCGACATCATTGAGGTACGGCGCGGCCTGCAGCAGGGCGCCGTAGAGATAGAGATCTGGCGCCTTGGCTAGCAGCCAGTTGCTCGGTGCCGTCGCCGACAACGCCGGCACGCGGGCGTAGTAGACCAGCCGCAGCAGCACGTCTCCAGACGGCGCCGGCACCAACTCGAATGCATTGTCGCTCAACGTGTAGCCGGACACGCTGCCGGTGACCCTGTTCGCTTTCAGCTCGTTAGTCTCCTTCTCCGACATATAGCGCAGCATCGAATTGGAGCCGCCCGGCTCGATCACCAGCGAGTAGTGTTCGAGAAAGTCTGCCGGCAGCGGGACCATCTCGGCGTCGCTCGTCGCGTGGGCGCGTACCAGCATGTCGCGCACCCGTAGCTCGCGATTGAAGCCGGCCTCGGCGAGCGCAACGAAGCCGGGGATCTGGTCGGTCAGATCGGCGCGGTTGAGCCAGTCGGCGACGGCAGCCGTCAGGCCGCTGTAGGTGGTGAGATTGATGGCAGCCATCAGCGCACCAGGAACTTGCGGTGATCGGGATCAGCCATCCAGCGCTGCAGCGCCACCTTGTCATCGAGAATTCCGACGCTCTTAAGCAAGGTCCACAGCGGCATCGGCAGCTTCAGCATGTGGGTCATGCCATCGCCGTGACGCTTCGGCGCCACGCTGCGCAGATAGGCGTTGTGATCGGTGATCGGGTCAGCGTCCTGCACCGCCGTGAAGCGGATGGCGTCGTCCAGGTCGCTCCACTCGCTGAAGTGCGCGATGCCAGAGACCGGATCGTAATCAACGAGGCGGCGACTCATGTAAAAATCCGAGGCGGCTGCGACGGAGAGACAGCCGCCCCGGTCCCCTGCTAGAGATCAGGAGAGATCGAGGATCGAAGCCCACGAGCGCTGCGCGCGGACGCGCAGGCCCCACTCGCACAGAATCATGCGCTTCTCGTTATCGCCGGTCTTGGCCAGCACCTCCGTCTTGAAGTTGCGGAGGTACGAGAGGCTCGCGTATTCCGGGTCCCCGACGTAGACCGCAGTGGTCGGCATATGCCGGTCAACGCAGATCGACAGGGTGCCGAAGTCGCCGACGTAGACATCAGCCGCGCCGATGATCTGCGCCTGCTTACCGGCGGGCACATCGCGGAAGCGGGTCGCGATGCCGGCGAAGGCCGAGAACGCGATCTTCTGGCTGGCGCCCATGAACGCCACCTTGGGGTCGCCGCCCTCGGTCCACACCTTCTGCATGGCCGTCTTGAGCAGCGCCTCGGTGAAGGCACGCGGGGTGCCCGCCACAGCGGCGACCGACGGGTAGCCGTCGAGCGGATTGCCACCGGCATTGCCCGACATCACCGGAGCGACACCGGCGCCGGCACCACCCATCCAGTTGGTGATGATCCAAGAGCCGAGTCCCGCAGTCGCGCGAGCGACCGCGTTGCTGCCGATGTTGCCGATCTGCAGGCCGAGCGTGGCCAGCTCCATATCGCGCTTCATCTCGGAAGCGGCCTTCGCGAGATTGTACGCGAGGACGGACTTCATGCCCGCCTTCTCGACACTCTCGACGGTGCCCGACACCTCGACAATCTTGCGATTGATCTGGGTGTAGTTGTTCACGCGCTGGGTGTTCGCGCGCAGATCGGTGATGCCGTGGACGTCGTCGCCTTCGATGACCGGCACGTTGGCCGCCGTGGCGAGCAGATCGGTCTGCCATTCGAACATGGTCTGCTTGGCAGTATCGCGCCCGAAGTTCGACATCGCGGGAACGTCGACCGGGGAGATGTTGTAGATGACGTTGCTGAGATCCTCGCGGACGCTACGGGTAGCGTCGTAACGAGTAATCGTATTGGTGGTGAGGGCCACAAGCTACTCCTACGCTCGGCCTCTACTCGATGAGGCCCATGAACACTTTGGCGGCGTCATTGACGCTGCCGGTTTGAGCGAGACGTTGCCGGGCACGCAGATGCTGATTGTTGGCGACGGGAGCGGAGCCTGCGCTTGCAACCTGCGGTCCGGTGCGCTGGGCGGTCGGCTTCGGCTTATTGGCCTGCAGCTCGTCCCATTGCCGCGCCTTGTTCAAAATCACAATGGCGCGCGGATCGTTGGCGTTCGCGATCTCCTCAGTGGAGTAACCGGCCTTCTGTCCGTATTCGATGATACGATTCCGGTCGGCTTCCCACTGCTTCGGATTCCTCCAGGCCGGTTCCATCTCAAGCATTTTCTTCCTGCCTTCGATGTTCTGGGCCTCTCGAACCCTCGCTTGCTCCTGGCTCTGAACTTGGGCGATCCGCTGCAGTTCGAAGTCGGCTGCCGCCGCCTTCTCTTGCATCGTCCGCCAATCGTCGCGAGCCTTCGCCCACTGGAGCGGGTCCTGCTGGTACAGGGCCTCCCAATTCGGTTCCTGCTGCATCCCCTGCTGGAGCTGCTGCTGGAGTGCCGTCAAAAGGGTGGCGTACTGCTGCCGCTCCCTCAGAATCTCCGTCCGCTCTTGCGCCAGGACAGTCCTGTCCGTGGCTAAAGCGTCGGTTTTCTGCGTGTAATCGCGGGTCCGGGAGTATCCCTTGAGGGCCTCTTCCAGCGTTACCTGCTCGTCCTTGCCGTTGACTTTAACGGTGTAGAGCGGGGTCGCTTTCTGCGGCTCTGCCTGGGTCTCGTCCGAAGTATCCGCCGCCTCTTCGCTCT